AACTTTCTCGGACAATCCTGTAAACGATCTTACAACTACATTTTCAAACGTAGTTAATACAACTCCAGGAACTTTTGTGCTTAATATACCTAGTGGAACTGCTGCCTTATTTAAACCATATTCTGAACTTGATTATTCTGTGAGAATTGATGATGTAATTGCAGGATCTGCATTTTCCAAAGGATCTGTATATGCTCTTAGTTCTAATTATTTTTCATTCAATACCGCATATACTCAGGCAACAATTTCTGGATTAGCATCGGTAACTAAAATTACCGTAATTACAAATCTAAACAAGACTTTCCAGATAGTTGATGAAGCATTTACTCAAGAGATGTATGTTAGAAGTGCAACTTCTCATTATTTAAATGTTGGAGATGTTTTATTCAATACGACTTCTCCACAATATGCTGCAGCAAATGGTTCTTTCTATGTTAAACAAATCATCAGTAAGAAAGAATTTATTTTTGATCTTAATACTACTCCATCAGCTGCAATAGGATCATCTATTACACTCACTATCTTTGTTAAGCATCCTATTCTTAGATTGATATTTGGTCAACAATATGTTTTTGATACATCTGATTCTTCTAATCTTGGTAGATTCTTATCATTCTACAGAGACAACTTAAATAAAATTGAGTATACATTTAAGAATATTATTAGAAAAGGTGTACCAGGAATAGATGAACCTGGAAGTTCACCATTTATTTCATTCAAAGTTACTGATGACGTATCAAACATTAGTTATTACGCTGACCCATCCAGAATAGGATCACAAAGTCCTGTATCTCCACTATCCTATATTGATGTAATATACAGTCCTTACATTGGTAAATTTGAAGTCAAATCTTTAGAGGGGGCAACAGTTACAAGTGGTGCAACCAAAATTGTATTTGATTTAAAATATGAACCAGAAAAAGCAGCTCTTGCTAATCTAACCACATATACAACGACATCTCTAAAAGCTGTTGGATCTATTGGTGATATTCGTTTAGTAAGTGGAGGAGGATTCTACAAAAAACTACCAATTATTGTTGATATTCAATCATCAAGAAAAATTGAAAGAGTTGAAATTAATGAACCTGGCACAGAATATCAACCAGGACAATACTTTGGAGTTCCTATCCTTGGAGATGGTAATGGCGGTAAGGTAAGTATTACTGTTGATCCTGCATCAGATCCACCTGGTCAAATTATTGAAGTTTCTGTTACTGATCCAGGCAAAGGTTATACTACAGCATTCATTGATGTTGATGCTGTTGATGGAATTCTTGGTTCAGATCTTGGTGGATCTGGTGCAGAATTAACCGTGGTTATTCCACCAAAAGGAACAGGAGCATCTGTTTTTGTCAAAGGTGAAAGAATTGGAAAAATTAAGAAATTAAAGAATAATAACTTTGGATTTGATTATACTCATGATTATACTTTGCGTCCAGAGATTACCTTCCCAGTTAATTTACAATTAACCAGTACAAGCATTCTAAGCAGCATTAAGGTGGTTAATCCTGGTTCAGGGTATACATCACCCCCAGAGGTTGTAATCACTGGTGGAGGCGGTTCTGGAGCGACTGCACAAGCAGTTTTAAGAAACGGTCGAATCTACGGAATCGTAATTAAAAATCCTGGTTCTGGATATACGGTTGAACCAACGGTTAAACTCAAATCTTCCTTTAACTATGTTGTAAACTTAGACCTTGGATTATTCCAATTTGCATATCCGCATGGAATACCGAATGGTGCTGAAGTCCAGTTTAATGTAATTGATGTTGGTGATGGAGCAGAATTTCCACTTTCTTCATTCGGATTCTTAAATGCAAATCAAATTTACTATGCAGTTTCTGGAGAAGGTGCTGGATTAGAAAATGATCAAATCAGAATCGCCCTAACTCCTCAGGATGCAGAGACTGGAAACTACATTACTTTTGTAAATACTGGTACTGGTAGACAAGTTATTCTTACAGATTCATTTGGTGGTTCTGCAGAAGCAGTGTTGGAGACAGCAAGATTCTTGTTTGGTGAAACTGTTTTCCAAGGTCAAACCTTTGAAACTGCAACAGCAGTTGGGTTTGTATCTGAAAATGATGGTTGGCAGATCGGTCCCAGATTGTTAAAACTAATTAATTATACTGGAGTTTTTGAAGTTGGTCAAAGAGTAAATGGTTTAATATCCAAGTCTAGTGGTATTATCGGAGATATCAATATTGCGAAAGGAGTTTTAGAAGTAGATTCTATCACTAAAACTACAGGAAAATTCTTGGATGATATTGGCAAACCAAGTGAGATTGTTCAGAAAGTTCAAGACTCATATCTATATCAAATGTTCTCTTATAACATCAAGAGTCCAATCTCGATTGATCAATGGAAGAAAGTTATAAATGATACTATTCATCCAGCTGGTTTTAAAATCTTTGGAGAAATTGGAGTTTCTGGTGGAGGAAAAGGATTAACAGATAGAACTGATTTTGAACTTGTAAAGAGTGTTAATTTAATTGAGAGTTCGGTTGTCTCTAACGTTGATAGTTTTGCTTTAGTAGAACCAGTTTATAGTGAGTTTGATAATACACAAGTTTTGTTTAGAACTAAGAGATTGACATCATCTGAGGAAATTCTGACTTCTGTTGTACAGTCATTAGATAACATAGCGAATTTGTTTGATGGTGCCAGAACAGTATTCCCATTAACGATTGATGGATCACCAGTTATTGCTCAGGCAAGTCAATTTATGATAGTCATAAATGGTATCTATCAAGCTCCAGGTTTTGCATTTACTGTTCAATCTGGAAATATTGTTTTTACAGAACCACCTCCTGCACCAACAAAAATTAGTTATGCTGTTTTAGATTTAGAATTTAAAACAACATCCTTGATTACAATGTCTAATGTTAGTGGTATCATTCCAGAAATAGGAAATACCATTCGTGGATTGGTTTCTAACGCCACAGCTACTGTTGCAAATTCAACATCTACCACATTGACTGTGTTTAATATTACAGGAGCATTTGTTGCAAATGAAACTATAATTTCACCAGCAACAGGACTAAATGCTATTCTCGATAGCATTGTACCTGTAGTAAATGCCAATGTCTTGAGGTTCCAAGAGAAAATTAAAAACTTACGTGGAAAAACCGCAATTGTTGAAGAAATCAATCTAGATCTAGCTACCAATATTCAAACTAATAGAATTGTAATTAGCAAAACATCAGGCACATATGATTCACCATCAGGTCTTCTAGACATGAAAATTGATGATAGTTTCGTTAGTGCTGAAACAGGCGTCGTTGCCAGAATTACTAACATTTCAACTTATAGAGATCCTAATGTTTATATTGTTGTAAATCCTGCTTTTGCATCTACAGGTAGTTTCTTAGTTAATGAAGTTGTAAAAGGTGCAACGTCAAACGCAACAGGTGAAGTTGTTTTGTGGAATCCGTCTATTAGAAGATTGATTCTAAAATCAACAAGCACGGCCGATTTTGTACCGAATGAAATTATTAATGGTTTAACATCTTTAGCACAATTTAAAATTTTAACAACAACAGAAATTGAACCAACAACAACATTAATCATCAGTGATCCTAGCAGTTTCTATGGTTTACTATTCAACAGAATTGTTAACCCAACTGTTCCTAATGCCATTGTAGATGATATTAGTAAGAGTGTAATTGAAGTTGTTAATTTAGATGATGACGATGTTAATGTTGATTCAAACTTCCCAGAATTTGAAGAGGTACAAAATATACTATTAGATTATTCTAGTAGCAGTAGAACTCCAAAGGTAATCACAGTAAATGGTAATGCTGGTTCATCAACTTTACAAAAGAAATTTGGATCTGCATCTTTAGTTCTAGACGGAAATGGAGATTATCTACAAATATCAGACGCAACAGAATTTGATCTAACAACTTATACATTTGAAGCGTGGATTTATTTGCCAACCGCACCTTCTGAGTATTCAATGATATTTGCCAATGTCGGAGAAAACTCGTATTGGGGACTCCGTACTGTTGCTGGGAACACACGTCTGACCTCATATGATGGCACTACAATCAATGAACAAACAACAGGAACAAGTATTCCGTTAAATACTTGGACTCATGTTGCTTGGTCTAGAACTGGTAATCAGGTTAGATCATTTATAAATGGAGAATTAGTACACACTGGAACTAGCACTGCTACTCCAAATGCGACTGGACTTACAATTGGTTATTCAGTTAATTATTCAAACCAACATTTCTTCAATGGATATATTGATGAAATGAGAGTCTCAAAAGGAATTGCTAGATATGTTGCTACATTTACACCACCTCTAGTAGCATTTGTTAATGATGGTAATACTGCATTACTCATACATGCAGATTCCAATCCAATCCAAGATGATGGTGGATTAGTTGATGGTGTTGAAGAAGGGTCATTTATCCAAAATCAAGTTTTTGAATATACTAATGAAAGTGGAGATTTTACTCAGAACGAAGAGTTGATTTCTAGAAAATTATCATATCATACTCGAAGCGGAGGAAATTTCCAAATCGGTGGAACAATAACAGGCGGCGGTGCAACTGCTCAAATCATAGGTGTTAATTATGCACTAAATCTTTTATATCTTGGTAGTAAGACAGGATCATTTACGATTGGCGGTACAATCACATCAGGATCTGTTAGTGCTGTGGTGTCTGCATATTTAGAAGTTCCTGTTTTGGCAAATCAAGTATTCACCGCAACCAATAAGTTTATTACTGGTTATATTGACAATGATACTAGACATAGGTACAGAGATGCTGCAAATCTAATTAGATTGAATTCTGGATATATTGTAGATGAAGCAGTGGGTAGATTAAAAGATCGCTATCCAGATTTAGTTATTCCTAGAGATACTGCAACATCCCAAGATGGTACTGCTAGATGTAAATTAGACGCTGCTTTATTGTTAGAGGGTGTTATCTTAGATATAGAAAAAGGAGGCACCTATAATGCTACATCTGCGGCGAGACAATATCTAGATGCAAATGGCGGAATTAGATTTATTGAACTCCAAGTTCTTCACAGTGCTTATACTCATGAGCAATTGAATTTGCTTTGTCAACAAGCAGTAATTGGAGAACTAAGTGAGACACCCGAGTATTCTGACAGATTCCCAGTTCCACCTATTGATATTACTATTGATTCTTTAGATTGTGCTGATGTCAGGAGTGATATAGACACATTGTGGGGTTTGATTAATGAAGTTATTGCTCCTACTGGAGATGTTTACAAAGATGCTGGAGACTTACTCTGGTTTAACAGAACATTTATTGCTGATGAAGCTGTAGCACTTACAACTCAATATTTCACATACACTCTAAATGGCGTTCAATATAGTGCTTTTGAATATCCAGGCGGTGCTGCTGGAATAGCTAAGTGTAAGAGAGATCTCAAAGAGCACATCATACCAGCGATTATTTCTGATTTGGTTTCGGGCGGAAATGTAAACATCATAAACGCAATGAAGCAATATGTTAATGAAGATGAAGATGTCTTGCACGTTAAGGATGAACTTCTACCAACTATCTACGCTATTGAGCAAACAAAGAAATTATGTCAATATGCTGTAGATAATTGGATTATTACTGGTACACAAAATACTGAGTATCAACCAACGTTTGCAAGTAATGCAAATAAGTACAAAGATACTACAATCACTGTAGACGATGGGGAGTATGGTGGTCATTGTGCCGATGTTAAATCTGCAATCGAAGTCTTGTTTACATTAGGAATTGGTATTCTTCTACCAGAAAGAGAACCATATATTATTTCTGGTAGATTCCTTGATGCTGGAGATTTGATTGACGCAAATGCTCTGCTAATTGCTGATGTAGCTGTTGGTAGAATGTTGGCAAACTTCCCTGGTTTCACAGTACCTGGTGGTGGTCAAAA